GATAGACCTATCTCGGCTAGAGCAGCCTTGACTAGCTCGATCTTTTTATAACTCATGACTACGCCGTTTTGAACTTACTCGGGGGAATGTCGGCCGGGGTAACGTCGGGTGCGCCTTTATGAGCCTCGGGAATGCCTTTAAGCGCCTCGGGAATGGTCATGAAGAACCCGGCGTCGATAGCTGCAGCCAGTTCGTCGTCGTTCTTGACGAGTTCTGTACCGTAGCTTCCGCCCTGGCAAACCGTCGGTCCGGGAGCCGTAAACACGAAACGGGGATAGTCTAAGTCCATAATTAAGCCCCTCCATTACCGGTCTGGACATGGAGTGTAGTTGCTCCCGTGTTCCAGATATGTGCTAGCGTGTCTGCATCGCCTTTATAGACGACTATTGAAGAGTTAGGCAGCACGATTAGATCAGCTGCCGCGGCGGTTTGCGCGCCGACTCCGATACGGACGTACGCCGGGTTGGTGGTCCCGTAGTTTACAACGCGAACGCATTTCGCGTCTTTGTTCAGCGCTACCGAAGCCGAAGCAGCGGCTGTCGTGAGAGACTGGCCGGACCCCGGATCGGGCGCAAAAGGCCGTACCATCTAATTCTCCTTTGCCCGCATGCCACTAATCGACGTGGCATGCGGGCGATGTTTTACGAAATCCGGAAGCAGGTGAAGGCGGCGGCGGCAGTCTTCATGATCCGGAACTGCGAGGACGTGGAGAGCGCGACGACCATGTTTCCGACTAACGTCCAGCCCGCAGCCGTGGTCATCGTGAAGGCGTTCGCGCCACCCGTGTTGATGACGGAGACGTCCACCCAGTCTCCGATGTCGAACGAAGAGCCGGCATCGAAGATGGTCGCCGTGGGGAGCGTGGCAGCGACGGCCGCGGCCGTCGTGGAGGTGATGATCTGCCCGAGGAGTTGGGCGACGGTCAGCGTGGCCGTCGCATTGACCGCGTTAGCGGCCGCGCCGGGGATGTAACCAGCCTGGGTGACGGGGTTGCGTACGACGGGCGCGGTGCCGATCTCGTACTGAACCTCCGCCGCGCCCGCCTCGATGATGAGGATCGCGCCGGAGGCAAACGTCGCGGTGACGTACTGGACGCCGGGGAGCGACTGCCCGATGACGGACTGCTGGTTGGGGAGCTGCGGGAAGGAGCCGAGCCGCGAGATAGTCACGACGTCGGTAGAGAAAACGGCGAGGGCCGCGCCAGCGGGAATCGTGACCTGCTGCTTGCCCTGGCGGTAAACGATCTTGGTATTCATAGCGTTTCCCTTCTAGGAAAAGTGCCCCTCTCGTGCGAGAGGGGCGGTTAGTTTAGGTCTGGCTGAAGAGGATCAGGCCCGACATTTGTGGCTGCTTGTTCACGACGCCGAAGATAGTATCCAGGCGATACTTCGTCTTCATGGTGTTGATGTCGTAGAACTTCTGCATCACCAGCTCCACGCCCTGCTCGGTCTTGCCGCGCATTACATTGACACCCGCATCGGACGGTACAGCGTAGCGGCCGGGGATGAGCTCGAGCGCGTCCTTCTGCCAAAAGCAGTTGGCGAACGCTGCGACGGTGTTGAGGAACACGATAGCAGAGTTAGCGGCCTTCGTGCCTATGGTGCAGTTCTGATACTGCGTACCGGCGTCGCTCGCTACCTGGTTGGTGATGAGCGGAGGGCTAACTGTGACGACGGTGCCCGAGTCCACGGAGATTACACGGAAGGTCTTGAGTTGGCCGGTATCCTGCTTCGTGATGTGGTGGACGGCGTTGACGGTAGCTATCGTGAAGCAGTCGCCCGCGACGACGTTGGCCGTAGACGACCACGTCAGCTGCTGATAGCGGTTGTCAACGTTGCTCGTCTCTCCCGTTCCGCCGCTCGCCGTACGAGTCGCTTGCGGGATGTAGTACTGCGCCGCCGCGTCGAGCGTGCTCATCGTAATACCACCGCCGCCCGCCGCCGCCGCGAGACGTAGCGCGTTGTCCATCTTGAACGTCTCGAAACCCGAGATACGGCCCACGTACGCGTTCTCGTACGCGTTGGTCGGTTTCTGGTTCATCGTACCGCGAGAGGCGAGGCCCGAGGCCATGTTGTTGTAGTCTCGGGTGCTGAGTGCTAGGTAACGATCCTCGAAGGGGATACCCTGCTCGTTGAAGATCGCATCGCACAGCGCCACGTCGTCGAAGCCCGTAGCCGCGACGGTCCGCTTTACGACCAGGGTACCCTGATAAGCCGCGATCCTATTGACGGCTACCGAGATATCGCTAGCGAGTTTCTGCTTCGCGGCATCGCCTAGGCGGCCTTCCTGGAGCGCGTCGCGCAGATCGGTCGCGCTCATCACCCACGGCACCGACTTATTGAAGCCGAGTGTGGCAGGGACGGAGAGCTGGGCTGCGTCGTTGAAGTTCGTGGTCTGATCCGTGCCGTCGAAGGACGGTAGGATGTACGGCATCGGGCGCCAGATGATGTTGTTCGCGCGCTCGGCCTCGACGTCCGGCATACGGTAGACCGAAATGTTCTTGGACATTACGGCCGCGTCCTGAAAACCTTCGAGCAGCGTTTCGAATGCTACGCGCTCTTCCTTGCTGAACTGATTCATGCAAGTACTCCTATTAGTTCAATTCGGCTACCTTGTACAAGGTGCCAAGAGTCCTCATCCTGCTGGCCGGATGGACTGCCTAATAGAAGCTACCAGTTTTACGAGGCGGCGCCCTCGTTAGACTATTTCTTCGATCTCAACTTTGATTTATAAGCGTTGATTTTAGTATAGTCGCCGGTCTTGGCTGCTTCGGCGCGTAGACGTTCTAGTTGTGAGTTAACAGTGCCCGAAGGCGAACTGCTGCCAACTACTTTAGCTTCCGGCGCAGTTGCCGGACGCTTACCATTAACCTTCATCTGGGCCTCCATACGTGCTACAGCAAACGCGAACTCGACAGGGTCCTTTATGGCGGCCAACTCCTTGGCCTTTGCAGGATTCTTGCCCAGGGCGTATATCACTAATGAAGCATCTTTAGCCCCACTGATTATGATACCTTGTTGTATAACGTCCAGTGTATTCGAAACTACAGCCTCGATATCCTCAAAGTCGTTTACGCCTAGCTTAGTCTTAGCGCCCTGATAAGTTGCTAACTTGGTCTGCCAGTTCTGTTCCTGGGTCTTAACCTCACTAGCCTTTCGAGCTGCTACTTCGTCGGTTGTCTTCTTGACCTCCAACCACTTAGCCAACTCGATTTCGTACTTTGGCGTATCATAGTCGCAGGCCTCGAGGGTAGGTTTAGGCCCTAAGGTAGGCGTAACACCTAACGCTTGACTGTTAAGCAGTTGACGCGCTTCGCGCAACTCGCGCTGAAGTTGCCTGTTCTGCTTACGAACGTCTTTTACCCAACCGGGCGCAGACTTGTCGTCCTCTGACTCGTCATCGCCAATAGTAACTACTAGCGTTTCCGGATCGCTTTGGTCTTCCTCGACCTGACCGTCCTCGTCCTCGTCCTCTTCCTCTACTTCCTGTTCTTGGTCCTCGATCGCAGGTTCTTCCTGCTCGACTGGTGTTTCTTCTCGTACTACAAACTTTGCCATGATACTTCCTTCCTCAGCCTATTTCTTGTCGTGCTGGTCGACAGTAGGAACATACTGTAAATCGAGGGGCTTAAAACTAGCCGGTAAGGGCACGTCATACGGCGACTTATGTTCATCACCGGCCTGTCTTACCCAGTCACCACGCTGACGATGTGCTTCTCTGTAGTACTCCTGATTAGCTTCGACTACTTGGTCTATACTCTTACCATCCTTATAGCTAGGCAGTACACTGCTATTGGCCTGATCGACTGCCTGTGCCACCTGTGGGTTTGCCACCCCAGCTTTAGCACTTAATATAGCCTCACGATCGCCTACCATAGCAGGTCGATGAGTATCGCCGGGTATACTGCCTGGCGATTCTAGACCACCGTTGCCGAATTGTTGCATGAGCGCTACAGCCTTCTCGGCTGTAGTCATATCTACATTAGCTAATATCTCCATAGTCTGTGCGTGGGTCTTTTCTACGTCAGCCATAGTCTGTAGAACATCCGCACGGGCCTTGGTCGCTTTAGCCTGTGACTCCTCAGCCATACCACGCAGCGCTAGGTCCTGTGCGCTTGGCCCCTGAGTTGCAGCAGCCTGTGCCTGAGCAGCCATAGCCTTTGCCTCATCTTCATTGGGCTTAATGACGCCCATCTTGATAAGCTTCTGGCGGAAGAAGTCGCGTACGTCGCTTATGCCTTCTCCCTCCATGTTCATTATGGCCATAGACATGAGCACTTGTGCAGTCTCAGGGTCTTGTGTAGCCTGAGTAGCCTGTAACATGCCTGTCAGGGTCTTGACAGTAGCCTGCCGTTTAGACACTGAAGACGGACCGACGTCTACGGTCACATCAAAACTACGCTTTGTTAGATCGGCTGCCTTGCTTAAGGCGCCTGTATTAGGATCGTTTATAGGTGTGCCTAATACTACAGTATCAGGTGCCTCAGTATCGTCGATGGTCTTCATCTTGCGACCTTCTTCGACGTACAGTTCACTAGCCATAGATAACCAAACTTCACCGACTCGACGTATTGCTTTGGCAAAGTTTGACACATAAATATAAGTCTGCATGTCCATGCGAGTCTGCATAGACAGTAAGGTGTCTTCGGCTATGTTTGATACCACCATGTCTTCCTGTGGCGTGCCAAGAAGATCACGTATGTCGGTATCAGTCAAGGACAATAGAGCAGCGAGCGACGGTGGTATATTAGGCGCGTGTGTATACGCCACAGGTGCAGCAGGCATAGGATTACCGTCTGCACCAGTTATTGAATTAATTAGTAGATATGGGTAGTTCTTTATTACATCATCAGACCATAAATCTTCGTGACCAGCGATCTGTTCTGGTATTAGGATAGGCTTCTCTACACCAGACTGCGCGCTAAGTTCAGCCAACTTACTAAGTTGCATGTTCTTAAGTCGCTGGGCGTCCTTAGCTAGCCGCACATGGCCCATGCAGCGCTCGATGTTGTCTACAAACCAACGTTTGCCATAGTTAGGCACGATCGGTATGCACTTGCCAGCAATGTAACCCTCATCAGACAGGATGTTATTGCCAGACATGATATACTTATGAACTTTACTGGCTTTGAATCGTCGTTTCCTGTCAAAGGTATAACCTTGAGCCTCTAAATCTGACTCTTTTGTAGGGTCGTCTTTTAGTTCCGAAGCTAAAAGTGTTACTTCGTCACCGGCGATGCCTTTGTATATGAGGCGTGTATCGCCTTTATCCTCTATGCAGTAGTATTCTGCTACGTATACGACATCAGGCGGTGCCCAGTCGAACTGGGTACCGGTTATGGCCCTGTCCCAAGTAGCGGGATCATCGTCGTATGTGGCTTTGTACTTGTCTGGTGTCATTGACATCACTACAAAGCAGAATGTAGCATCAGCCTTGTCTTGTCGCTTAGCGTCTAAGTCGAAGAACACCGATATGTCGGCATCGTATATAGGCTCGATCCTAATGCGCTGCTGTTCATTGTCGGGGTCCTCTTCATCCTCATACACGGCCCTAAGTCGTAAAGCACCGAAACCACCACCAGCCGCCTCTTCGAAGGCATTATCGTAGGCTTCCTCAGCAGTAGAGTCATGTTCGTCGGCCCTAAACAGGCCAGCGCACACGTCAGCTAGCGCGAGGTCCTTGGTGCCATCCTTAGATATGAACTTAACAGTGATACGATTGTTGCGATATTCACTGACTATACGCAATAGTGCTAAGTGCACCTTGTTTACTTCCATCTTAGGCTTATTCTCGAACTGTTCGCCTATGGCGCCTTCCCACTGAGCGCCTTCTATAGAGTAAAAGCGTCTGTCACTAAGACAGCGCTCACGTTCCTCACGCATAGCGGTCTGGATTTCGTCAAACTGCAACAGAGCTGTTGCGTGAACACCTGCCAGTCGCTCTTCTTTAAGCACGGGTGCCGCCTGGCGCGTCGGGATGCGCGTTGACTATCTTGCCCTGTACCTTGGCCCAAAAGTGGCCCTTTATAGTCCTTTTAACACTCATCTTGAGGTGGAAGAACCTTAGCCATACGCGCGCCCTAAATGCGTTTAGGACCAACTTGATATCTAGGGGTACCTTAGGCGTCATAGCACGTTCGATCTTCTTGGCCTGTTTGATGGTAGTACCATTATACAGGTCTTTGCAAGCCGCATAACCTGCGTGTTGTCCATAGTGGCGAACTGCGCGGCCGTTATAGGTTTCTTGACGTGTAGTATCTTGACCATGCGCCTATAAGATATCAACAAAGCCGTGCGGTTGCGTGCCTTGCGTACTTCCATTTCTTTATTAGTCATCGCCATGCACTCCTTACGGGCTTAGGCCACGCCCGTATCTTCTTCTGCGCGGTCCTAGCCCGCCTAGTGCCTTCAAGCGCGTAACGCAGTGCATCGATCATGTGATTGTGCTTATCTTCGATAATGGGCAGCACGCGCCCGGTTAGTGCTTCGAGTTTATAAGAATATAGAGTGAGTTCATCAATCACGTGCTGACAGCGCGGATGGACCACTATCTCATACGAGCGAAGGAACTCTATACTGTCCTCGATCTTACCCTTGCCAGCCCGCATGATCTTAGGGAAACCATGTCGCCTGACGTGTGATATGGTCTCGGGCCGCGCATCGTCGGCACTCATCGGCCAACGTTCCGACTCAGGTATGGTCATGAACAGGGCAGGCGTATCGTCCAGTTCACAACCTACCTGATAAGCCTCATAGTCGACGTACAGTCGGCGACCTTCTATCCAACAGCGTACGAGTGTAGTCGGGTCAACTGAGAAACCCCAGTCAGCACCGAAATAGAACTCCGCATTGCGTGGTGTGTCGAAGTCCTCAATGCGCCAGTTCTTGAAGACCCTGCGGTCACTGTTGGTGTTATACTGGCCGAGCCATATCCAAGCGTATTTATCCGGGTCGGTGTCCCGATCGTACTCCATCTCTTTGCGCAGTACTTCGGGGAACCATGGATTGTCAGCGTAGGACATTTCAACGACTATTGCGTCCTTAGGCGCGTTCGGTCCCCTAAGGTACACGTCAATAGGGTCTGTTGGCTCGTTAGGATTCCAGTCGAACCACAGTTCCGATCCCTCACTTCGTATTGTAGGTCGGAGTATGTCTAGTGACCGCTGTGATGCCCGCTGCGCCTCAGCAAACCACAGGCGGTCGAAGCCTTCTAATGACTTGATGTTCTCGGCGTTGTAGTTCTGCATGCCTTCAAATATGATCATACCTGACCCGCGCCGCGACCGTATGATGTTGTCCCTTATGTCGAAGTGCGACTCCACCCCGAACTTGCTTATCTTATCTTCAAGTACTTGCTTCACGGACTGCGCCAGGGTGCGCTGATACTCACGGACGCAGACGCTGCGTTGATTCGGGTTAGCTACCTGTTCCTCTATCAAAAGCTCGCCAAAGAAGTGAGACGCACCCTTCCCGCGACCACCTACTATGGCTTTGTTACGGGCATGTTGGAGCAAAGGCAGCGCTGCCTTCTGCGTCTCGATGACTAGTTCACTTGTCAACTACTACCCGCTTGATGAGCGATATGGCTATCGGCTCGCCGTTGTTGCCACCGATTTCGTGCTTATCTACCAGCGAGAAGTCGTCGGCATTAGCTGACAGCTTAGTCAGGAATCCACCAACCGGTTCGTCGCCCGACCAACCACGTTGTATGAGTATAGCCTGCCGCTTAGCGGCCATCATCTCTAGTGATGCCTTGAGATACTTCTTGACCTTCTTGACCGGCAGGCCACGCGTATAACAGTACTCAGCCTCAGTAGGGAAGTCCGAGGCGTCCACGTAGTCAAGCATGTCAGCGTTCAACTTGGTTACTAGTGCATCGTCCCAGTCATCTGCTGGTACCTCGATACGCTTCAGGACGGCGATCTTCTTGTAGTTACTGCCTTCCCTAAAGCGCTTAGGATACAGCGTGCGACCCAACTCTTTAAGGGCCTGCAGTTTAACACCCTCGTTGGAGGCGGCATTGCCGAGTGCCCTGAGTGACGTCATTAAGGTTTCTTTTACCTTGGCGTCATAAAGCATCATGCGGGCGGCTAGGTCCGGGTCCACTAGTAGGCGCTCCCTAGTAGAAGAGTCTAGGGGTATGATCGATAGCGCTATGTCTATGTCTAGCGACTTCTCGTAAGCTTGATATACCGCCTCGAGTCGTTCGCTATAGTCCTGCGTGTCCATAGGTTGAATTATAATGCAGATACAAGGGAAAGCACAGATAAATCGAGATAATTAAACATAAAATATGATATATGTAGTAGTTGAAGTGAAAATGCAAAAATAAGTGGGCGACATAGATCAGGTGCATCATCCCACCATTGATAGAGGGGCATATCGCGGGGGCTCTATATAGAGAAACTTTGATATATAGATTCTTGTATATAGCAATCGATATGATATATAGTTTCTTATATATATTGATTTACCTATATCATTTGATTACTGATATATCACTGATATATCAGATTAAATATCATAATTCATTTTGAGGTATAGATTTATCTTTGATTGATTTCTCTTGACAGAATGATTATATGATATTATGATATAGGTATGATGATTTTCGAGAGGGAGGGAATATGGACCTTGACCTGGCAATCGAGAGATTCAAGAGGGCAATGGAGAACATTGAACCACAGCGACCGCTTATCGCCAAGAAGGGTCGAACCTTGTACATCGTATCGGACGAGGCGAGGGAGATGCGGAGAATGGACAGGATAAGGGAGGAGAACTAAAATGGACGAAGTAGAGATTCTGGACAAAGACTACGATCTAGAGATTTTCCTGATGGGCATCCCGGGTATTCCGGAGTATGAGCGGGAGTGTTTGACTATGGAGTACCAAGATGACGATCAATCGTACTACGGGGAGGAACTATGAAACTGGACAGAATGGATATGCTCGAGGACCTTAAAGACAAATTAACCAGGTATCTTGACGACATGAGTGACGAGGAGCTTGCTCAAGAATATCGCGACATAGTAGGCACGGAGCCTGAGGAACCGGAGTACCAAGATGACTAACCGACTAACCTTGACTGAGGAAGGACTAGACTTGATCGCCTGGGCAGTGTACAAGAACCTGCCTAGTGGTGTCAAAGACAAACTGGCATACGACGAAGCACATAATTGTCCACTCTCGCCTGCCAATAGGATGCATATAGTTATGCAACTAGTCAGGTATACTCCTACTAGTGCCAACTATCCCGACTTGATTAGTAGGGTAACCGCAATATTCCATTAGGACTAGGACTACGAAAAATAATTTCGATTTGGGGTTGACAGATTTGTTTACTGATGGTAGGATAGACTTAAGAGGTGACGAGATGATTAAGGTACTGGACGACGACGATCAATCGTACTACGGGGAGGAACTATGAAATTGAACCTTGTAGAGACCGAGTACTGTCCGGACTGCTGGGAGGAATTAGTCGATGGTTTATGCCCCTTATGCTACTTCATGGACGAGGACGAGGACGAGGACGAGGACGAGCCCATGACTATCCTCGGACTGCCTGTAAAATAGGACTAACCGCTCCCCGGTTCAACTCCGGGAAGTCCTTGACCCGTATGGGTTAACAAGTGTCTAGTTGGAGGACAATATGACCACTCAGAACCCGACCGCTCCCGCTTCGATCGTCGTCAACTTCGCAGACTTTGGCGACCTACTCGCGACCAAGAAGCAGTTCTCGACCGGCTCGGTCGGGTATTACGGCAACGGCAAGGTCGTGATCGACGAGCAAGTCTACCAGGTCGGAGTCACCTTAACCCTGGTAGGAAGCAAACCGGTCTAAACACGAACGAACCGGGGTTGAAACTGGTCAATCCCGGTTCTATTCTGAACACCAAAGTGTTAGGCTGTTTCTACTTTTGTGCTATAGTAAGAGCCTTTTTCTGCAGTTGAGCAGGATTTGTTGCCAAGTTCATTGACACTACTAGTGAGAAAAGCGATCTAATTCTATATTGGGGAATGAATTAGCTTTGTCATGTGGTAATTCATTTCTATATATATAGATATCTAAAAAAGTGTCAAGCTGTCTACAAAAAGACACGATTTAATTCCTTATCCCATAAGGAATTAGGTCAACAATCTGACACCTGACAAATATTTCCAGAAAATCTTTGTGCTACGTCCATAGAAACATTCTTTTTGAGACAGAAAATCTGTCAATTTGTCACAAAAACGATCTAATTCTATATCCCAAAAGGAAATACTCCGTGACAAACCCAAGACACGCGAGCCTAACATCTG